TACTGGAATAAATGAAAAACCAACAAGTACTGCCGTTGCAAATTGAGGAAGAGTTATTGTTTTAATTAAAGAAAAGATATAAGATGATACTGTTATTCCTGCTGCCATTGCAACCATAGATAATGATACTTCACCTGCAACTTTCATTGGATCTTGATTACCTAGGCCGGCCCTTTTCGAAACTAATCTTGCAATTAATCCTCCTCCTCTAAGTGATTCTGCTATATCTGCGAATATTGGAGCTATTATAATAAATATACCTGCAATCGCCAAAGCAGTCAGTAATTGAGGTATACTAACAGGACTCATCATATTTAATAAACCAGAAGCAGCAACAAGGGCACCTGCCATTGCAACAATAGCAAAACCAGCTGAAATTCCCCCTATTAATCCAGGTAATTTCATATTGCTTTTTGTTGATGAATTATTAGAAGAGCCTTTTATTTGCTCCTTTAACATTTCTTTAATATCGATTAATAGTGTGGTTTGTTTTTTAAGTTCAGTAACGGTATCGATACCGCTTTTGTTAATACTAAGAACTACTTCACTTATATGTGTAAGAGCCTCAGATGTTGCCTCACTAGCAGCCTGTATTTTTAATAGCGGGTTTAATAGTATTGAGAGTTGTTTTGAATTATTAGTCACTCGACTTATTGTATTTTTTAGGATAATAAAATCTTATACGATTATATATCTAAATAAAAAAGGATCCTTTAAAGGATCCTTTTATTTTACATCTTTGGCATTTTCATATTAGGTACCTTCATGTTCGGTACTTTCATGTTATTCATCATACCGGATGAGGCATCGTTTTGGCCTTGATTCTGTTTATTCTCCTCCTTTAGATAATCTACTAGGTCCTTTACTAAATAATGGAATTCGTAATATTCTAAATTTTCAAGTTCACTGGGTTGCATATGTAATTTAAGATAAATATGAAATTTTGTCTTAAAGAAGTTCTCCAGCGATATTTTGAACAATGAAAAGAGATTTGATTCCGTCACGAAAACTAATAGGAACCTCCTCCTCATCGTCCCCTATAGTAACTAGCATATTAGGCTGAACACCTATTTTCATTTTTTCAGCTAATGTGTATATTAGATTATATTTGCTACTTGACCATCCTGATAAATCTATTTCAAAATCAAAAATAGTTTTATCATTAAATCCTCTCCAATCTTTATGTAAATATGGAATTATTTGTAATACTGACTGATCTATTTTCTGTCCTTTTTGTTGTTTATCTTTGATGTATGCTGTAATTTTTTGCATAACACCAATTGTTGGAGGTTTCATTTCAATAGTTCCAAATGATCGTGTTTCTATTAGAAATGACCTTACTATATTATCGTAATATTTATCAAGTTCTACTGGTATTTTAAAATATTGGAAGTATTCCTTTTTAATTTCAATATCATGTCTTCCTCCTTTCTTTGATGTATGATCTATTTTTAAATTAGATTCAGGCTCTGGAAATGTTAAATCTCTAATTGAAAGAATAATATAAAATCTATCCTCTTCTAAAATATCTTTGTAGGATAATCTAGTAGATGCAGAAGTTATTCTAATACATGATTCTAGAATTTGATTTAGTTTTTCATCAATGTCTAGTACGTTGGTCTCGTCTATTGTTGAAAAGTGTCTTATTTCAGCTACCTTTGCTGATCTGATCGAAAGGTCAGTTCCTACTGGATAAAACATACCACCCGATGGTAATGAAAGTAATGGAATAGAGTGATATCCTAAATGAAAATCAGATGTTTCTGCCTTTTCACCAGAATACTTATCCATATTAACTTTACCTAAATTAACAGGCACATCGTAGTATTTTTCTGATTTATTTTCAGCAGATTGAACTATGTTCTTATATTGTTCTTGTAAGTTTTCTTCTTCTGGATTCATATTTTATTTGTCTTTAAGTTTTTTAATGTCTAATTTTTTAAATGGCTTTATTCCATTTGATTTTATTTCTATTTCTTCTCTAATTATGTCTCTTATAAAAGCCGAAATAGAAATTGGTCTTTGTCCTGTTTCTATTGCTTCATTAAGAATAATTCTATTAATTAATGTTACTTCTTCATCAGATAATAAAACTTGTAATTTTTTAGTTAATTTATCCATGTATATATTATATTATCATTATATTATGTTTTTGTTTCAAATAACATGAGGGATACTTTTTAAATACCCCTCAATATTGTTAAATGTTATGCTAAAACTTCTTTCCAAACATCACATCTAAATGTAACATCAATAGGAACTGGCTCTGATTCATTATAGTTTAATTCAACAGTAAATGGTAATCCAGATGTAATTTGACAATCTTCTAATGTTACTGTTCTATATATGTCTCCAGCTCTATTAAATTGAACTATGACAATTGTTCCTACATAGTCCTTTTTAAGACCCATCGCTCCTGTTTGTGGATCATATCGTAGATTGTACCATTGTCTTAGTGATTTGTAAAGATATGCTTGATTGGCTTCGTTTAGGTTTAAAGAAAAGTTAATAGTAATATCAACTGCAGTTCCATCTGGAATTCCAGCAAAGGATCTAGTTGAATGTTTATATTTTTGCTCTACTGCTCCAATTTCTTTATATAGTTCTAATCCTCCGATAGAATTAACATGTTGTAACATAAGAGGTGCATCTGCAACTCCATTAGGAGGAAGGACAGTTACTTCGAATAAGTTAGCTTGAACTGGTTCGAAGTTTCTACCTTTTCTAGATGTTTGATCTTGTGAATAGTGTGGTAAACTCATTATTTAATAGTTTTTGTTTTTTTATATATCTTATTAATTGAATTGAATTTATCTAGTAATTCTTCAAACAATAGTATGCGTTTCTTGTATATTATAGGTTACCTGATTGAATTTCCCCTGTATTTAAAATTGTAGTTCTATGTACTACGATCTCTAATCCTTTAACTGGTTCTACAAATGTATCTATAATACCAATATTGTTATCAATTACTTCGTTAGTATTATTAGTTTGATCCATTATGTTGCTAAACTCATAAACTCCACCATCTTGTTTAACTGACTCCATAAATGAATCTGCTAGAGTTTTAATTTCTAAACGAGTTTGAACGTTGTTAAATTCAAAAACATAATCCTTAAGTATGTTTGCCATTCCATCTTGAATATAAATAAGTACTTCTCTAACATGTGCTGAAGAAAGTGCTGACTTAATCGTTTGTTGTGCTGTTTTATTACCTAAAATAGTTAATCCTGTTCCTCTTTGAAAAACAATAGGGTTAATACCAAATGGCTCTATGATATCTCTATCACTTTTGTCAAATGCATATTCAACTCCTTTAACATTATTTCCAGAAACAACACCTCGTCTTGGACCTGCAACAATTGACCAAGGAAGAGAACTTGTATACTTATCAATAAAATTATTTGAAACAGCGGCTGCTGCCGGAATAACAATATCCTTTCCGTTATCGCTAACAATTAATCCTGGACCATAGTAAAATGCATAATTTGCACCTTCCAATATACCAGGTAGTGTATAGATCTTTGTTGGGTTTTTATCTAAATTTCCTCCTGTTGGAATAAATCTAGTTTGAAATACTCCGTTTTCATCGCTAAATGATGGATTTGAAGATTTTTTAAAGTCTTCAACTGTTGGTGCATTTAAGATAGCAGAAGCGTTTTGTCTGTCCTTTGCTAATTGAGAAAGATTTGATTTGTTATTTAATCCATTTATATCAAATGATTTAAATGTGTCAACTACATATCTGAAATCAATAGTGTCTTTGTCTACTAGTGCATCATATAATCCAACTCCCTTTGATAAAACATTTAAATAATCACTTAAGTTTTTAACTGTAATTCCTGCCTTTGATAAAACAAAAGTAGAATAAGTGGCAGAAGCGTTTTCAAAAGTTTTTATAATTTTGTTATCATATAGTGGCTCAACATCAGTTAACACAGTATATGTTACATGTGTGTTATCTACTGCTTTAGACACTCTACTAACTCTAGCTAGTCTTCCAATCGTTGATGATTGTACTAATTCTCCATTTGAAATTTCAAATACAGATGGTGCATCGGCACTTAGATATTTTACAACAAAATTAGTGTTACCTGTGGTATGAGTATACACACCTGCATCATCTGTTCCAAACTCAAATGTTCTTATTCTATCATCTATTTTAATATTATGTGATAATGATGAGTATACATTACCAGCTTCACATACATGTCCTACAAAATCAACCGCAGTTCCGTTGTCATTCATTACCATGTCTTCGTCTACTGCACAAAATAAACCTGTTCTTCTTGCTTCCGCGTTAATAATTGATTCTATATAAAGATTTCTTCCTTCGATATTTTTAAATCCAGGTAAAATAGAACCAGTGTACTGTGCTATTAAACTAACTTGTCTTAGGTTTGTAAACTCATTTAATTTAGTTTTGTCAATACCATCTACTGTAAAGTACTTTGAATATATTGGATCATTTGACATCTTAACTGCATCGAATTCTCCTCTAAAAACAAAGACATCTACCATAAAATCGGATACTCTGTCAAAATCATTTAAATATTCAGGAACTAAACCTTCTCCATACCATTCTCTTGCTGTTAAATCAAACTCATTAACATTTGCTGCTTGTCTTACTATAATTGTAATTGAATCTTGTTTAATGTTAACAAAGTTTAAAATATGATTTTGATCATTTGCGATAGTCTTTAAAGTTTCAGTGTCAGATGGAACCATAAACTTATCATTATCAAAGAATTTAGTATAGTCATCACTACCTTCTACGTTTTCCATATCAGGTATTGATCCATTTGTTGATAAACTTTGAAAGTTAGTAATATCTTCTTCTGCTGTAAATTTACCTAGGTTTAACGCTAAGATAGGACCTCTTGACAATGCATCAAGACATGATCTATGGAAAAACATTCCATTTTTTTCTAATGTTCTATCGATACCTCCAAACACGTTTTCTAATGTTTCTCTTGAATCAATTAAAACAGGAGTATTGTATGGTCCTTTTCTAGAGTGACCTACTACAAGTCTTAGAGTCTCTACGTTTATACTTGACGTTTGAGATTTATCAAACTCAAGTCTATAAACACCTGAGCTCTTAAAATTTAATAATTGTGGGCTAATTGCCATAATTTTAAGTGTTTTTTTTTCTTTTATTATATATCTATGTTTATTTTGAAATCTTGCTTTAAATGAATTTAAAGCAAATCATAAATGTCGAATTGAAGTGAAGAATCTCCACCTCCATTATCTTTATATAATACTTCTTCCATTAAGTCATGTATTTCAGGATCTATTACATCTAATAATTCCTCAACATAATCGGCATAATCAGTTGTTCCGAAAAATTCAGTTGCAGTAATACATGTCATTATAGTATCGTCCTTTCCCATTTGTGCCGCATAACTACCATTCTTTACCGTTCCAAATAAACTTGCCTCCTGTACTGTTGTTATTTCATTTATTTTAATTCTATTAATTTCTATAAGCTTTTTAAAATTTTGACAAAACACTGATTTATTATCTGATTTAAGCTTTAATCCGGCCTTCGGAACCTTTGAATCATGTCTATGTTTAAATCTAAGAACCATTTCATCTTCAAAATCATTCCTTCCAGGAAACACTGTCGATAAGTATTGTAGTAGTATACTTCCATATGTATTGTACTCTATAATCATCTTAACGTTCTCAGGATTAAACACATCAATTGCTAGTGTATATAAAATTTTCGCGAAATCTTCAATAGGATGTTCATTACTTCTAAAAACAGCAATTTGGTTTATCTTAAAAAAATCATACATTGCGCCTGGGCTTATATAGTTTTCAATATCTTTGTTTGACATCGGTTCAACTTCAAAAATATTAACAACAGAATAGTCTCCTCCGTTTCCTTCGGCAATATCTACTGAAAATAAATAATATCTATCTGATTCGGCGGCGGCCTCTATGTCAAATCTAGGATCAAATCCAAGAAAACCTT